CGATCCAATCCATATTTTATGGTGTGGACATAAACTCGTTAAATGAAAAAAATAAATTCATCCAACATATTAATAAATTAATTGAGTTTTCTAAAACATTGGGATTTAACGTCTTAGTTTTTGGATCACCTAATTTACGTAATGGTTTTAATAATGAAATAATTGTTGACGTTTTAAAAAATGTTGATGAGTTATTGTCGGAAAATAATATAACAATGTGTATTGAACCAAATAGTAAAATATACAACGGTGAGTATTTCCACACAATAACTGAGATATCAGAATTCTTAAAGTCGAACAATTTTACTAATATAAAAACTATGGTAGATACTCATAATTTAATATTGGAGGGTGAGGATCCTGTTGAAATGATTGAGAAGTATTTTAACTATGTTCACCATATTCATGTTTCAGAAAATAAACTTTTACCATTATCTAATTTAATTTTTCACAAAAAATTTTCAGAAAAAATAAAGTCATTAAATTACGATGGTATTATAACATATGAATTATTACCATGTGATAATTTAGAGAACCAAATAAAAATCTTTAGTGAAATTTATAATTAGAATTTTTTAAAGAATGAGAGTAACCGCATTATTATTAAATTGGAAACGTCAAGACAATATTGTCAAAGTAATCCAATCAATCCGAGACCAATCAGTTAAGGTTGACATATGGTTATGGAATAATAATTCCGAAGACACAACGTCTTATGATGTAGATGTCCAAATTAATTCATCTAACAATTTTAAATGTTGGCCAAGATGGGTAATAGGGTCAATGGTTGATGAAGGTTTCATTTTTACATTAGATGACGATATAATGTTCGATAAAACAGATGTCATTGAAAATTGTATAAAGACGTATGAAACCATAGATAAAACTAAAACAGTATTCCCAATAATTGGTTATTCGGGAGTTGTTTTAAATGAGGAAAAAGATTACTGGACTTCAACACACACACATAAACCCTATGAGGATACCGACACTATGGTTGATGTTGTGAAAGGGAGGTTTATGTTTATGGATAGTAAAATTTTAAAAAGTGTTTTATTAGAAAACGAACCAACTTGTGAAGATATAAAAATATCCTCCTATTCCAATTACAAGGTTATCCCATCTTTAATTTCAAATGGTTTGATCAACTTGGAAGAGGGTCCTGAAGCCTTACACTCAAGTTTAGAACAAAGAGAAAAGAGAACTGAGGCAATCAAAAGATACTTTATTTAAGGTGGGTCAAAAGTAGGTAATTGTTTATTATTTATAAGATGGTTTTATATTTAATCTAAATAAAAAAACTTATGACAAGTAGAAAAAAACCAATTTTAAAAGACGAACCATCGTCGACTACTCAACCACAAATTTCAAGAAAAGATTTTATTAACTCCGTAATTAAGAAGAGACAAAAAAGTAAATTTTTATCTGACAATCAAAAAGAGTATTATGATTTGTTAGTTAATAATCAAATTACAATTTGTTCAGGACCCGCAGGTGTTGGTAAAAGTTACATTTCAATGAAAGCGGCGGTTGATCTATTAATGGACCCAAATAATTCATATGAGAAAATAATAATCGTTAGACCTGCAGTTGAGGCTGAAGAAAAATTAGGTTCATTACCTGGTAATTTAGAAGAAAAATTAGATCCATATATTTTTCCATCTTATTACTTACTTAATAAAATTATTGGTAAAGAAGCAAGAGAAAAATTAAAAGAACATGAAATTATTGAGGTATTCGCGTTGGCATATATGAGAGGTATGAATATTGATAATTCAATATTAATATTCGAGGAAGCTCAAAACGCAACTCCAAATCAGATGAAACTTTTGTTAACAAGAATTGGGTTTAATAGTAAGTTCTTCATATCGGGTGATTTAGAACAAACAGATAGATATAAAGACAAAAAACAATCTGGATTGTACGACGCATTACAAAGATTTAACGGAATATCAGACATTGGTGTTTATGATTTTAAAAATGCCAAAAATGTTAGAAACCCATTAATTAGTAAAATATTAGTTAAATACGATGAAGAAAATAGGGATTGAGATTAATGGTGTCTTACGGGACACCATTAGTAAATTTACTGAGTTATATGAAAAACATTTAGTTGATAGTCATTTATATGAATCAACCGACAAAACATATGAGATTGAATTTTCAGGTGATACCGATGAGGTTGTTGAAATTAATGAAAGTTCGGAGATTAATAACTTTGAATATAAAATCTTAAGTCCTGTAACATCATTGGATTTAGGGTCTCATTTTTCATTTCCATCTAAAGATGAATTATATTCATTTATGTATGAGGAGTACACAATGGAATTGTTTGGTCATGCACCATCTACGGAAATGTTATCATTTAATATCTTAAACGATATTTACTATAACCTAAGAGACACATATGACTTAATGATTGTTTCAGATGAGATCGGAAGATCAAAACCTTCCTCACTTTTTTTCTTATCTAAATTTGGTTGTTTACTTGAGAAGGTGTTTTTCTATAGTGAAATAACAAAAAATAATATGTGGGACGAGGTAGACATTTTACTTACGTCTAATCCTGACCTACTATTAAATAAACCCGATAATAAAATTGTTATAAAGTTTATTACGGATTATAATAAACACGTCGAGTCGGACTACGAAATTTCTTCATTATCTGATTTGGAATTAACAATTAAAAAAATAGAAGGAAATGTTTAGTGTATTTGGAGAAAACTATTATATTGATTTAGACAAACTTGAGGAGTATGTACAATATAGTGGAGTAAGCGGTGAGACTAATATTCACGTAGTTAAATATGAGTCAGTTAAAGCAATGGTTGACACAATCTTAACTGAAGTAAATGAGGTTGATGAAAATTTAGGTATGAAAAGTAATGAGGTAACTATTCCCTTTAAAATTGCTTTTAATACACTTTTAATGAAAAAAATAATAAATAATATATAAAATATGAATCAAGAACAAATTTTAAAACTAGAAGAATCCATTCAGAAAATGAGGGATAAGAAGTCAAGAATTTATTTTTTAGTACAAGACACCAAAGGAAATGCAAAAGCATCAATACGTTACATTTACGAAATGGCGATGACACTAAAAAATAAGGGATTTAATGCCATAATACTTCATGAAACACCAGAATACTTTGGGGTAAAAGATTGGTTAGGTGAGGAATATATGACTAACTTAGAACATAGAGCAATTGAGGGTAGTAATTTAGAAATTTCACCTGAAGACCTTATTGTAGTTCCGGAAATTTATGGATTTATTATGGATCAAATTACCAAATTACCTTGTGGTAAAGTCGTGTTGTCCCAATCATATGATTACATTTTTGAAACTTTACAACCAGGTCAAACATGGACACAACTTGGGTTCCATAAATGTATTACCACATCGGAAAAGCAAAAGGAAATAATTTCAACCACAATGAGAAGTGTATCTGTTGATGTTATTGAACCAACTATTTCTGAGGTATTCCAAAAACAAGAGTTTCCACCTAAAACTATTATTGGTGTTCACACAAGAGAACATAGAGATACCGTTAATTTAATTAAAACATTTTACGCTAAATTCCCACAATATAGATGGATTACATTTAGAGACTTACGAGGGTTATCTCAGTCCGAGTTCACAAATGCAATGAAAGAAAGTTTTGCGTCTGTTTGGATCGATAATATTAGTTCATTTGGTACATTCCCACTTGAATCAATGAAAATGGGAATACCTGTTATTGGTTTGGTTCCTAATTTAACACCTGAGTGGATGAATGAAGAAAATGGTATTTGGATCAATAATCAAAATATGTTAGTTGATGTAATTGCCGATTTCATTCAAAATTGGTTAGAGGACAATATCAACCCTAAATTATATGAGGAAATGGAAATAACTATAAATAAACTTTCTACTCAAGAAAAATTTGATTCTGAGGTTGTTGAAATATTTACAAAAATGATCGATAACAGAGCCGATTCTTTTGAGTCTCAATTATCTAAACTTCAAATAACTGAATAATATGGAAAATAATAAAACTATCTCGGTAATACTACCAATTAAAACTGCTAGGTCCGCAGATTTCGAGGACTTTTTTGATAGATGTATCAAATCAATTAAAAATCAAGGTGAAACTGTAAGTGAGTTAGTCATTGTATATTGTGACGATTCCCTTTTAGAGTCTCATTTAAATTCTTATGATTTTGAAGATCTTAACGTTAAGTTAGATGTTTGGACTGACGAACCTAATTTCGCAAACCAAGTTAATAGAGGAGTTGAAATTTCAACATCAAGTTGGGTTTCTTTAATTGAGTTCGATGACGAGTATTCAAACATATGGTTTAAGAACTCACAAAAATACATGGACATTTATTCTGATATAAATGCGTTTTTACCAATCGTTGTTGATGTTAATGATAAAGGTGTATTTGTTGGTTTCACAAATGAGGCAACATTCGCAGCTAACTTTACTCAAGAACTTGGGTACTTAACTAACGAAACATTACAGATGTATCAGAACTTCCAAATTGCTGGAATGGTAATTAAGAAGGAAACATTCTTAGAGTTCGGTAAATTTAAATCAAACATTAAATTAACTTTTGGTTATGAGTTCTTCTTAAGAATGACACACGCATCAGTTAAATTTATGACAATCCCTAAAATTGGTTATAAACATATGAACTTAAGAGAAGGATCTATTTTTTGGAATTACAAAAATGGTGATAACAGATTGAGTGAGGATGAAGCTAAATTTTGGATTGAGGCTGCTAAGAAAGAATATTTCTACATCGCTCAGAGGGATATAAATTATGAACCCCAAGAAATTTGATGACCGAAAATGGTAATTTATCAAATGAACAGAATGAAAAGAAAAAGAAGGGAAGAAAGCCCACGGTAAATAATTATTTTGACGTAAGAGAAGAAGATGCGGTTAGGGCTTACCTAATCGCAGATTCTTTTGATGAGAAAAATAAAATTTATAATGAATTTTTAAAACACCCCTTAGATAAAATGATATCGTCAATTATTAGACGATATAAGTTATACAGAAAGGATATGGATTTTGAAGAAATTCATATGGATACTCATTCATTTTTAATGACTAAGATTGACAAATTTAAACCAGCTAAAGAGAAAAAGGCTTACTCTTATTTTGGTACTATTTGTAAAAATTATCTTATGGGTCAAATATTAAAAGATCAGAAAGAAATGAATAGGAAAATATCCTATGAAGATATTTCCAGTGATGTTCATAATATGCCAGATATGGTTTACTATATTGATAACGAAGAAGTAAGTTCAGAAGAAATTATAAGAAAATTTTTAAAAGAACTTAAGGATAATATGGAAGAACCAAATATCTCAGAACAAGAGATTAAATTAGGTCAAGCATTATCAGATATATTTACAAATTACGGATCAATTTTTCAAGAAACGTCAAATAATAACAAATTTAATAAAAACATTATCCTGTTTGAATTGAGGGAAATGACCAATTTAAGTACTAAAGAAATACGTAATTCTTTAAAACGTTACAAAAAAATATATTTTCATATCGTAAATGAATTACTAAAATAAAATAAAAAATACTTATAGATATGGGAAGACCAACAAAAAAGGAAATTAATCTAACTAAGGAGTCAATGTTATCTTTGATGCAAGAAATCTATAATGAACTTGTTGAACAAAGAAACACCGCAATTAGAATACAAAACAAAATGTTAACAATGATGAAAGAACCTGAAGATATGACTCTTATAGGTCCTGTTATTGAAAAACAACAAAAGATAATTAACGATTGTGTTGAGAAGAAATTATCATTATCTAAACTACAGGCACAGATATGGCAAAAATCTCAAGAGAAACAAGATGATAATTTCACTCTTTCAGATTTAGACCTTGATGATGACACATTTAAGAGTTTGATTGAAAAGGATACCTCAACCGATAATACTTATAAATTAAATAAATAATGGCTCAAGATACTGAAGATGGGTTTAATGATGTAGAAAAGAAAACAACTATACTTAAGAAATACAAAAAGGTTAATAGTGACATTGAAGATCTACGTAAAAAGGCAGGTTCAACTTTAGAGAAAAAGAAATCTAAAGTATCAACCCAACTTTCAGATGCAAAAAAATTAAAAAACAAATATCAAAAAGAGATGAAAACTCAATTTGATAAATTGTTAGATTTAAATTTTTTATCATTAGGTGCCGGTAAAAGTAGTCAAGGTTATCTTAAAAAAACTTTCACAAAAGCAATTAAAGAAATAACACCTAAATTAGACGACATACTATTAGAGTTAATGTTGTCCGCAGTAGGTTGTTCACAAGACCAAGAATTTATCCCTCAGACGATTTATATTAGAGTTAAGTCTGTAGACCTACTCAATACGTTAAAAGAGGATCCTGCAACAGATATAGGTAAATTATTGTATGAAAAGAAAGATATTCAATACAACGATTTCCCATTTGCAATGAATAAAGAATTATATAGTAGAATACAAAATATAAATCAACCATTTAGTGTCCCATCGGGAGGTCAAAGTTACGAAGGGACTTCAGGTCAAGAATTGTTTGACATATCATATGTTGAGTCTTACGTTGAAAACTTCCAAACTATCCAAGGGAACTTTTTTAAAGTAGATCTTAAAAATAGGGTTACCACAAATAAAGTATCTGAATTTTTAAAAGATTATTTCTCAACGATTAAACTTTTTGATGAAACAAATTTCTTCGCAAATTTAATGAATCAATTAACAGGTGCAATATCCATAAAAAAAGGAGACGGTAATGCGGATTTAGAAGACCTACAAAAAATACTTTTAATAATACAAAGAATCTTAGGATTATGTTTTGATAATACCAAAGAAATTGACGTATCAGGTATTGCTAAATTATCTGAAAATGATAACGTTGATGAATCGTTTTTTGAATTTACTGACATTGACTTAAGGGTTATTGATTCTAGAGTTTCTGATATTAAATTAGGGGTTGTTGAATTTGAGGAATGTGATAACGTTAAACTACCCGTTGACACTGAAAGTATTGTAACCGCATTAAATAACTTAGTTTTTGTGGATGGAAAAAATAACTCAAATAGTATTGATGATGCATCTAACCTAACGGATGTTTTAACTAAAAATCCTGATTGGTTTCCGATTCAAATTAACATTGATTTGTCGTTTCTAAAGGAGTTTCCAAAAGCAATGGTATCCACAATACTTTCACCTAAAGTGGTTTTACCACTTATGATAACAACTAAATCATTGGGTCAAAATTTAGATTTACAGATAAGTTCTTTTATGGATTTTGCAAAAAATCTTAAATCATTCTTTATTAAATTAGCATCCAAGATAGGTGAAATATTTGTTAAGATTTTATTTGATATTATAAAAAAAGATATTTTATCATTAGTCCAATCAATTAACTTGGACATATTAAGAAATTTAAATAATAAAAAATTAAACATCATTTTAACTTTAACTGAATTATTAATTTCTATTTCAAAAATTATTAAAGATTTTAGAGAATGTAAAAGTGTAATTGATGATTTATTAAATGCACTTAAGTTAGCTTCAAGAGGATTTAACGATGATATTCCATTACCATTATTAATATCTTCAAGACTATTAAGTGGATACTCATCTGAAAGAGCATTTTTAAATGTTATTGCAAATTTTGAGGAATTGGGGTTACCAACAGGTACTATGCCAGATGGAAGTCCTAATCTAATGTTAGCATCAATAAAGGCAACTTTAGATGGTGCGGATAAAGAAAATTCATCAAACGGTAAACTTCAGGTTGCGGTATTACCACTAAGTATAACCCCAATCGGACAAACCACACCAATGGTTTGTTATGGTAAATAAAAATATAAACTAATGGATAATAAAGTAGAATCACAACAAGTTGTGGAAATAATTAAAGAACATAAAGTTAGACCTAATAAAGATTTAATTTTGGCAATGGAATTTATTAAAAAAGATTTTGATTTAACAAAAGAAAGTTTAGTAAAAATGACAAGTCATTTAGATAAATTGGAATTAACATATAATACATTATTAAAAGAATATCAATCAAGAAATGTGGTTCAAAAATAAGACAGTATTCCCAGGTTACGTAAAGGATAATAAAGACCCAATGATGTTGGGTAGAGTTAGAGTTGTCCCTACTCTTGAAAGGTATGACGATTCATTACCTGAAGATTGGAATGAGGAGAACGATAAGTGGACCGAAAAAGACCCGTTTATCTTTTTACCTTTACTACCGTATTATATTAACCAAGTCCCAAAAGAAGAAGAGTTTGTTAATATAATTTATTACGATAACAGGGAACGTTTGGATGCCAACAAATTTTACATTCAAGGACCAATAACTAGACCTCAAAATAACTATAAAGAGGATTGGAAAAACTCTCAGTCCATGTTGGCTACGGGGGAATTCTTCAAACAAGCAAACCAATTAAGAGATCGTAAAACAGGAGTAACGGATCCAAAAATTTATGGTATATATCCTGAACCAGGTGATAATGCACTTTTGGGTAGAGGAACATCTGATGTTGTTGTAAAAGAAAATGATGTATTAATACGTTCAGGGAAGTTGGATCCAACTAAATCATCAAGCGCCGATTTCAATATACCGGTACCAAACGATAAGAGATCTTTCTTACAAATTTCCACATTTGGTTTAGAAAAAATTAAAGGTGAACCAAAAGTTGTTACAGAATTTATTAAAGAAAGTAGACAAGTTAAAAATTTGGTGGAATGGGAAATTACCAATTTATCAACAACCACAAACGCATTCAACGGTAACATTAAACTTTTTAGTTTAATTCCCGTACCTGAAACATTATCCAATAAAATGTTCCTAACCACAGATTTAGACCCATATAAAGGGACAACATTGTATGAATTAAATTTTACAGGTAAAACATCCGACGAAGCATTAACAATAATTAATGATTTTATTAAAGGAGTTAATCTTGGTAAAATCAATATTGATGGGTATATTACCTACCCTTCGCAAGAGGGTTCTAAACTTGAAAATCAATTCCCGTTTGTTTTTACTCCAAGTAAAAGTAATACTGAAATTTTCTTAGGTGCAAGTATTGATACTCCAAGTGGGATAACACAATTTAACAATATCGTTAATTTCTATAACAAAACTAAATTATCCCCACAAAATAAAGAGTACGGATTTGGTCTTGTTTGGATACAAGATGTTTTAGGTGAACAACCTGAAGTGAAACTTACTGAGGTGGCTAATGATACCTTTGCCGCAAACCCAACAACGTATGGTGCAATGGGTGGTGATTTTCTTTATTTCTTATCACATAAATCTGTTATACCAAGTAAGGGAGCTCCGATAGATTTAAAGAACACATTATACGGTATTGATCAAACAACCTTTACGGATAACATCTTTAATAAAACAAACTCAATGGTTAGAGGGGAAGAATTAATGTCCTTCTTAAATCTAATTACTCAGTTTATGATTGGTCACGTACACCCATTTCCAGGTATGGCACCAATACAAGAATACCCAAGTATTCCTGATGGTCCTTCGGCTAAAAAAATACTGGAAATACTTAATAACTCTCAAAATACAATACTTAATCAAAATATTAGAATTAATTGATATTTATATTAAAAACGTAAATGTCAATAAATAATTCATATTTTAGTAAGAACAACACTTTAATTTCCAATAGCTTTGTAAATTCTGGAAGAAATCCAGTTATGGAGTTATTTTATGGTGACGGAAACTTATCAAACCCAATTGGTTTTACCAGGTTTATATTTGATTTAGATCTTTCACTTTTAAAGGAAAAATACCAAAGTGGTGTTATAAGTAGTGGTTGTAGTGTCAACACAACCCACACTCTTAGAATGACTAACACAAGTTATTTCGATAAAGAATTATTGAACACATCTACATCTCAAGGGAGATTACGAGCAACATCTTTTGATCTTATATTATTTAGAATCCCTTACGTTAATTTTGATTCAAACCAACCTCAAGTATGGGATGAAGGTGTTGGATATGATTACTACGACGTAGTAACGGAAGTTCCAAACGATAAGAATTATTCCGATAGACCTTCGAATTGGATTCAAACAACAACTATTGGGGTTTGGCAACAACCAGGAATTTATAGTAATACAAACACGGGTTCATTTAATTATAATCAATTAGAAATTGTTGCAACACAACATTTTGAATTCGGTGATGAAAATATTGAGTTTAATATGACTAATGAAATAAACTCTATTTTGAATGGGTCATTAGATAACACAACAGGTTGGGGAATTGCATTCCTACCTCAGGTTGAGAATATAACGGGAACAACAGGTAATTATTCTGTTGGTTTTTTCACAAGACATACTCAGACTTTTTACGAACCTTTTTTAGAGACTAACTATAACGACTCAATTGAAGACGATAGAAATTCATTCTCATTAGGTAAAATCAACAAATTATATCTTTATATATATGAGGATGGGGACTTCCAAAATTTGGATCAAAATCCATTAGTAACTATAAGTGATCAATCAGGTACTCCAATACCAAATTTAACAAATCTACAATCGTGTCAAACGACTAAAGGTGTGTATGAAATAACCATACCACCATTGATCGGGTATAAAACCCCTTGTATCTTCACAGATACTTGGTCAAACATTAAGTTAAATGGATTTACACTACCTAATGTTATAAATGAATTTGCAATATACCCATTACAAAAATCAATTCAAATTGGTACGTCAACTAATGATCCGGCAATTTATGGATTTGATTATTACGGTATTAAACAAGATGAAAAAATATTAAATACTGACGTTAGAAAGGTTGGTGTCATAATTAAAAAGGCATATACCACTAACCAACTATTACCAAAAGTGGAGGGTTATTATAGGATATACGTTAGAGAAGGTCAGACAGAAGTACAAGTTCAAGATTGGACTAAACTTAATAGAACCCCTAACGAATATTACTTTTTATTTGACACGAGGGACAAAATTCCTAATGAATATTATGTTGATTTAAAAGTTATTTCTAGTGGTGAGGTAAATACTTATAAGAGACAAATTAAATTTCAGATCGTAAATAAAAAATAAAAAATAAAAAATAAAGATATTTATTAAATAAAAATATGGCAAATTATATAATAAATGAATGTTTAACTAACGATGAATATATTATTTCAGCGGTAACGTTAAACTTGGGAGAATCGATAAGGTTTTTTATTGGAGAGACTTCATTTTGTGGTACTGTTGGGTCAGTAACAGAGTCCCCTATAACGGAATATTCATACGTTGATGCTCAATTTACAGATTGTTGTGAGTGTTTAAGTAATGACGGTAGAGAGTCTTTAAATTTTAAATTTATACGATGTGGCAGAGAAGATGTAATTAATATAGATGCGACTGACTTTTGTATCCAATTTGGTTTACCTACAACAGGTATTACTTATGAAATACAAGTTGGTTCTGAAACACCATTTTGTGCCACTTTTGATGGGTTAATTGAATCGGGTGTAACAGATTATTCATACGTTTCAGGACCCTTTTCACTTTGTGAAGATTGTGGTGAAGAACCACCAAGAAGTGCGGGAACAGAATATGAGATATGTGAAATTTGTTGTGATTGTGGGGCAACAGGGTCCACAATTAATTTATTAACGTCACCACACCCTGTATACACTGATGGTTATAATACACCTGTCACTCAATTAAATATGGTTGTTCTTGGTGGACCTAATGGTTTAAATTCTTAAAATTATGAAAAAAATAGTTAAATTAACTGAATCAGATATTACAAACATTATTAAAAAAATAATGAACGAACAAAAAAGTAGTCGTTATATGTTTTTTTCTAATTTAGAACAAATGAGAAGACAATGTGATTTATTGTTGGATTTAGATAAGGATATGGTTGAATCAATTTTAGAAAATGGCCACGATTGGGCTCAAGATCATATATCCGAAGCAAAAAATAATATGGATCAAGTTTTTGATTTTATAATGAATGAATCAAAAAAAGACGGTATGGAATTGTCTATGAATATGGACGACAAAGATATGGTTATGATGGAAGGCCGTAAAAAGGCAGGTACTAAATTATGTGCTCGTGGTAAATCGGCAGCAAAATCAAAATTTGACGTGTATCCTTCGGCATATGCTAATGGGTATGCGGTCCAAGTGTGTAAAGGTACAAAACCAGGGTTAGACGGTAAGAAACGTTGTTCTTCCCCTTATTGTTAAAAATTTCTTAAATTTATTTTTTTTATTCGAATAATATCCATATATTTGTAGATACAAACATTATATAGATATGAAAAACAGAATAAAACGATTCTTCAGTAGATTAAAGCTTAAAATGTATATTTGGACTAAAAGTCCATCTAGAATAGCACCAACTTTTCAAGAAGAAAGTTTGTCTTATGAAAAGACCTGTTTCAAAATATGTCTTAAAGTAATCCAACATAAAGATACAGAATTTATGATTGCCCCAATGTCAGACAAACGTTATCTTAAAAATGATGATATGAAAATTTTCATTACGATGACAGATCATAGAGTTGAGATAACTAATCACGTTTATAACTATAACGTTAAGTTAAACGACAGAGATTGGCAAAGATTAACATATGTGTTTGATACTGAGACGGATAAGAGACGACTTAATTATGAGAGCGAAGTTAATTCACAAATAACTAACTCACTACATAATATTTTAGAAAGAGTTTCTAATTTCAAATAAAATTTTACCAACTAAGGAATCTACGGATTCCTTTTTTGTTTTATATGAGGTCATGATTGGTTTTTGACCTTTACCTGTTTGTGTGTCTTTTTTCTCGGCATTTCTTTTTTGTTGACAAGCCCCTTTCTTTTCTGAATCGGACATTTTACCAGCGACTCCTGCTGCCCTACATTTTGGATATGCCTTGTCTGTGGCGTCATGTCTACCACAAGGTGGATGCTTACCATCAACTTTCTTACAAATGTTCACCCATGGTCCCTTTGGTTGTTTAGATCCTTTTGGTTTCTTCTTTGTACCAAACCAAACTCCCAAATCTTCATTTATTGTGTGAACGTCATATGTGTCAATCCCATGTGTACCATCTTTACCTTTTTCCCAAACCCCAACAATTCTTTTCAAATTATTTTTTAAACTTTTTTTAATTGCTATGTCATTAATTTTGTGATCTAAAAATTCATAAAAAGGACCTAACTCACTTTTACTCCATTTCTTTAATCCTATTTCCATAGGTCCGTTATATTCACCAGCAGTTATACTTGTACTTGCCTCAGTTATTTTATTTTTAATCGGTACAATTTTTTTATTTTTACCAGGAGTGGGATTAATATTATTACCTTCATCATCACTAAATGTTGAATTTGGATGCTTATTAATGTAATTGGTAACTTTTTTTGCTTTAGATTCTATTTTTTTTATCTGTTTTTTTGGGGTGTCCATTGATCCGTCATAACTATCAAATTGTAACATAGGACTTTTGTATTTAGAAACGGGTATTGTAAATGGTCCATTTTGAGAATCTTTAAATCTCCTAATCCCCATTTGTAATGGTGCAATGTATGATCCTCTACCACCACCACTATCTGAGGTTGCTTCCGATAAAACTTTTTTTATTATTTGATTTAAATTCATGTAATGTCTATTATTATAAATATCAAGACAATATAAAATGGAAGAAAAAGAAAACGAATTATTTGGTAACTTATTTGGTACCATAAATTTAATGAGTGAAGAACATTTGGATGCAATACTAATGACCATGGATCGTAACCATTCTATTCATTATTTAGTTGAGTCTGTTAAAGCCGCACATAAACGTGGGGCATTTACAATAGGTGAGTCAGAAGTTATTTCTAAAGCTATTAGAGTATTATCTAAAGGTGAATAAATAAAAAAAGGAGACAATTTCTTGTCTCCTTTCTCTTATTCGGTTTTAATTGATTATCTCAATTCTCTCAAGTCAAATGTTCTAACTCCATCAACTGTGATACGTCCGTAGAAACGGTTGTTAACCATTTTCTTAGCGTATCTTGTCATAATACCTTTGATAGGTGTGAAGTTGAATGGATTGTACATTGTAGGTGTCAATTGTAATGGTACATACGGTGCGTAGATGTAACCTGTGTCTAACAATGATGTTCCTTTGTGTCCTACTAACACTGTGTTAGCTGGGAAGTAAGGATCACGGTACACTTGGTAACGTCCTGCTAAAGTACCAACTCTTTCGATACCCATGTTATACTGATCTTGCTCAGGAGATGCGTTAGATACGTGGAAGTATTCTAAGTCATCAAAGATAGCTGAAATCTCAGAAGAAACAACGATCCAGTTAGCTCCACCTCTCAATGTAGATTTGTGGATTTGTGCTGACAATTGGTTGATCGCAGTAATCAAAGTTTGATTCCAATCTTTTTGAGTGTAAGATGTAGTTAAAGACAATCTTCTCCATCCGTTGTAATCCCAACGTAAGTTCCAAGCCGCTCCTTTTCTCAAGTCACGTAAGATCTCACGGTCAATCTCAGCTGCAACTTGCTCAGATAACAATGCAGTTAACTCAGCTTCAGCGTCGATGTTATGGAATGCAGCAACGTCTTGAGCTAACTCAGGAGACCATTGTGCTCTTAGTTTTCTTTCAGTTACAGAAACAGTTACTGATTCTAAATCGAAAGAAACCTCACCGATTTTATCTTCAAACTCTAAGTTTTTGTATCTTCTGTAAATTGCAGTGAACGCGTCTTCAGCAATTTCACTCAACGTAGTACCAGTGTATCCGTCTAATGTAGTACCACAAGTAGCACATACAGGACAAGATAAATCAACTTCTAAATAGATACATCCTTCTTCATCACAGATATCGTAGTAAGAACCACCATTTCCTGTTGAAGCGAAAGTTGTAGAAGCTTGGTTACCGTATTTAACGATTCCTTTACCGTAGATTTGTGTAACAACTCTAAACAATAATGGACCATTACCTACTTCACATGGAGAACCTTCAGCTACAACTAAACCTGAATTTTTGATGATTTTAAGATCTGATAAGAAAGTCTCAGTATCCATCTCGTTACCATCAGGTCCGATTAATTTACCTTGACCAGCTCTGTTAAAATCACACATTTTAATAATAACTTTTCTTGTACCTGAAGTTGCAGTGTACAATGCGTTGTCATCACCAGCGTCATCTAAAATACTACCGTTCCATACTTGTGCCGTTGTGTCAGCAGTAACTGCAGTCCATTGACCTTTAGAGTAATCAAACAATCCTGGAGGATCTAATGCCGCTTCTCCACCTTCATAGAATAAATCGTAAAGGTTTTTAGAGTAACCACCTGTTGCATCAGTGTAACCGTCGTTAGTGTTTGTTGGTCCATCAGGTGCTCCGATTGGTTTGTAGTGTTCTCCACCATTTGCATTACCACCGTCATAACCTTGGATTTTAGGTACGAAGTAGAACAATTTACCGATAGGTAAGTTCATAGCTTGTACAGAAACGATATCGTTAGCTAACAATTTAGAGAAAACTCTTCTTACGATAGGGAAAACAACAGTTTCGAATGCTCCGTTAGAACCTTCAGAAGTTGCTTCGTTAATCAAGAAAGAAGCTTGGTTTTCATATAACTGCGCTACGTTTTCTTTTAGGTGGCCTTTAAGACCTTCAAGGAATCCTAATTTATCCCATTTGTTAATTGTATCTTCTTTGATAACTTTAAGGTGTTTTAACCCGATATTACCAACAAGACCTGATTCTAATAATGCTCCCATTTTTTTGGTTTTTTATTTTTAGTTTATTTATTTTTTATTTTATTTTTCCCATTAAATCTTTCATTCTCAAGAACTGAGGATTCTCATAAGTTTTAGATTCAATCAAATTAACGGCTGATCCTGATACAGGAGTTTTAGATACCACTTTTTCGAATGACTCATTAATTGGAGATTCCTTAGTTGTTTCAGATGAGAACTCATCTTTTAATGTTCTATAGAGATTTTTAGATTCTTTAAGAGTTTCAACATTGTCGAATCTTCTAAGAATATTAATTTTCTCTTGTTTTGTTGTTGAATGTTCGGTAAACAATCTAGTTGCGTAAGCTAAGTTAGAGTTGAAAATCGCTACTTCATTTAATTTAGTTCTGAAAAGATTCAAAGCCTTTCTGTACTCTTCATTTTTTGATTTTAGTAATTCAACTTCTGATTCACTAATATGTTGAGGAGCCGCTTTTGGTTTTGGTAAACCTTTTCTTCCAAATTTTCTACCCGCACCTAATGTACGTGAAGCTTCTTTAGTTTCTCTCTTTTTAATTGGTCTGTATTCACCATCTAAATTTTCCCCATCTTTATATGAGAATTTTTTAGCACTTCCTGTATTGATCATTTTTTTACCTTCTTTTTGTTTGGTAGTTTTATAATCCATAACTTGTCCGTACTTGAATTTAGGTGAACCCATTCCAACTCCTTTAGCTTTAAATTTAGATTCCATTACATTGTTCAATTCTTCTTCGTCCATTTCCGGGTAACCTTCAGCATCAGCATCTTCGTCCATTTCCGGATAACCTTCAGCGTCAGCATCTTCGTCTAAAGTAATTTCATAAAGAACTTCATCTACTTGAGTTTCATACATTGGAGTTTCGTCCATTTCATGATGTCTACGGCTCATACGTCTTGGTTTGATTTCTTCAAACTCATCTTCGTCTTCAAATCCAAATTCATCTTCATCTTCGTCTTCAAACTCATCTTCGTCTTCAAATCCAAATTCATCTTCGTCTTCGTCTTCATAATCATCCATTTCAAACTCATACAAAGTTTCATCCAATAAAGAATTATCTTCTTCATCAAGTTCTTCATCTTTGTATTGTTCAGAAAGTTGGATAAAGTAATCAGCTCCCGTTTCAGTATCTGATAATGTAATGTTATTGTTCGCATCTTTCTTTACGATAACTCCATCTTCGTCATCCATAGATTTGAAAACTTTGATAACGTCTGCCATGTCTGCACCAGTCATGTCAATTGCGTCATCATCTTCCATTCCCATGTCAATGTCTTCCATTTCGTCATCTTCCATGTCATCTTCAGTATCCATAGGTTCATCACCCATTTCAAAATCCTCGACATCATCTTCTTGACCTTCAGGTTCAACAACCTCTTCTTCGTCTTCAACATCAATCTCTTCTTGTTCTCTAAGAGATTCTTTTACTAATGAGCTGATTTCATTCTTCATAGTAGAAGAAAGTATTCCTTTTGCATTTTCTTTAAGAGCTTCTTCCAAATTCTTAATTTGGAATAAAGTATCTTCAACAACTGATTTTTTGTTCATCTATAGTTTGTTTTACAATATAAATAGTAGGTAAATTAAAAAAATTCATTTTTTATCACCATAGGGTAAAAAAAAATGGAAATAACTAATGTTATTTCCATCTTAAAAATTAATTGTATAAAGGATTAATCAATCACCTCATCGATTTTACTTTCAGTGATTGATGTGATTCTCCAATCCATCGTATAGTGTTCATACACCTTAGTCACTTTAGCTTCGACATCAGTTGGGGTGTAACCCAATACCAATTTCTCTTCTCTCATTTTTTTTACTTTACCTGATTCACTATCTAATAAATCAGATGTGATTTTAGCCACAAAATACTTTTCTCCTTGTTCCATAGTTTTTTTTATTTATCCAAATAATCGGATAATCTTTTCATTAAGTCAAGTGATTTGTTTCCACTTTCACCAACATTTCTTTCTACGGACATTTTTTTATCTTCTTCTAAGTTCTCTTCGTATTTCAATCTATCGTTCTTATCTTGGAAAAGGTATGCTCCCGGTGTAGATGGTGAAGACACTAAGTCAAAACAAATTAATTCAAAATCTTCTTGAACTTCATTTTGTTCTCCAACTTTTTTAAGTGATCCAACCCCACGAGAAGATATACCTAAAGTAACCCCCTGACGTAAGTAGTTTGCTGCCAAATCTCCTTTAGTAGAAACAATCCCTCTTTCGTGGAAACCAGGACTTGTTAACAATTTAAGTTTACCTAACAATACAGGACCATCCCACCATACATCAGTGATAATGTGTGATACACGATCCAAATCTATTAAAGAAGACTCAGGGTGATTAAGTTCAGATAATGAAGTACCCTTCTCAATCATCTTTTTATAGTTATCCGCTTCTCTCTTTAATATCTTTTCAGGGTATACTCTACCATTTCTGTTAGGTGTATTGTATTTTTGTAAAACCGCATAAAATTCAAATGGTTTTGAATAATCTAAATGATTTGCAGATTCTTTTAATATTTCGTAGTTACGACCTTCCTTTGGGTTAATGTATCCTGCATCGTACTCGATAAGAATACCTCTACCTGTGTCTTTAGGTCCTAAAATTTTATATCCACTCATAATAAGTTTTAGTTATAAATATTAGGTCGTTTCTGTTTTTATCTTAATAGGTTTAGAATTTCCGGTTTTTGTCAAATAAAACTTAAAGTTGGGATTACTAATTAATACATCTGAATAAATTTCTTTTACTAATGATTTAAGTGTTTTTTTTAATTTTGGTGATTTGAAATCCATTGGTTCATTAAGGAATAAATTAATTTCTAAATTCATAAATGATTTCTTTTTAAGGTGTAGACCGCTTGTTCTAAGATCTAAGTCCACAATAAATTTATCATCAAACATTGTCTTATCTAATTTGTGGTAGACGGTATGTTTAATTGATCGACTCATATTAAGAACAACTCTTGTCCAATTTTCAGAGTCTTTTTTTGGTTCAACCCAAGTTTGGATGTTTAGGTAAAGAGATTTAAACTCTTTGGAGTCTACCGTACCGTAGACTATTTTGGATGTCCTAAAACCATTGATTTTTTCGGTTTTGCCTTTTTTCATAAATTTTTTTCATACTGATATTGTTTATTTTAGATAATAATAACTAATTTTGTGGTATATATCAAATATATAAACTACTAAACAAAATCTATGCTAATTGTAAAAGTTAATAGTCACGGGGGAATTGAGAAAGCCCTTAAGGAATTAAAAAGTAAAGTAATAAAAACAAGACAGAATACCAATCTTAATAACAGAAAAGAA